AGAGTTACTCGCTAGAGGCATAGAGATTCCGCCTGTTGTATTGCCGCAACAGCGAGTGCGGCAGCCGGCACTACAAGAGCAACCGCCGCAAGATGTTCCACCTGCACTAAAATGATTGCTATTCAGAAAGCCCCGTTCTCGCCGTTAGAACGGCTCTACTTACGCCTTTCTCCGCAGATGCGCATAGCGTTTTTGCGTGCAATGACTGCGGATATCGATATGGCCGCGCTGGAATCGGCCATTGCGCGCGGTGACCTGACGACGATCAATCAACTGCTGGTGATTCCATCCGCGGTTCAACAAGAAATCGCGCAAGTGCTGACTCCTGCGGTTGCTGGAGGCATGGAAACGGCAGCGAGTGTTTTTGCTGCTACCGATTTTGTCGCAAACAATCCCTACGTGCTGCAATATGCTGAGCATCAAGCTGCCACGCTGATTCAGTATCTCACCGAATCGCAGCGGCAGATGGTGCACGACATTCTGGCTCGTGGATTTCAGGTTGCACTGACACCGCAAGAGATGGCTGCTGAGATTGCGCGCATGGTGGGACTTCTTCCGCAGCATGCCCTAGCGGTACTCAATTTTAGGCTAGGGCTTGTGGAGCAGGGATTGAGCCAGGCGCGGATCGAACGGCTTGCCGATGCCTATGCGTCTCGACTTCGACAGTATCGAGCCAATAACATTGCGCGCACGGAGACTATGTCGGCCCTGAATGCGGGAGAACAGCAAGCAAATGAAGTTCTTGCGCGCGCAGGCGTGATTGATACGATTGAGTATGTGAAAGGGTGGTTGATTGTCTCCTCAGATAAAACTTGCATGCGGTGCCGGTTGATGAATGGGCAAAAGGTCGAGATCGGGGAATCCTTTGTTGATCCGAGCACTGGTGCGCGTTTGAAGGCTCCGCCATTGCATAGTTCTTGCCGATGCATCACTGAAATTGTTCACCGTTCTGAATCGACCTATCAATCGAATGTACCGGCGTATGTCCCGGATCGGCGGTCGTTGAAGCCAGCGGTGTAGTAAATATATGAAGAGAACATTGGAAAAAGAACGAGAAGGAGATCAGATTTTCTATTCTGATCTTAAAGCATTTTACAAGGCAATTGAGAAAGCGGAAGCAGCAAGAAAACGAAGACAGTCTCATCCATCAATAATATGGGGAGATGATTTGATGTGGTCATCCTCGTATGGATTACGACCGATTACAAAAAGAAAATAAGAGGACATGTACTATGGAATCGATTCAAAATTTTCTTATTTCTCAAGGATTCACTATTAACGGGAGCAATTTTGTTCGGGGCAATATCATCATTCCCAGCGATGCATTGGTCGGCCATTCAATCGCCTCGTTTCAGCAGAAGGCGATTGAACATGGGTGGATTGCCAGAGGAACAATTGAAGAAATAGCCAAAGACTTAGCGCAACAATGGGGAGTGGAGTTGGGTGACGCAAAAGGTGATATCACTTTTATTGATTTTGACGAGGTGCACCGAGAAACAATCCGTATTGGTACGCGACAAGGTGTCGTGTGTCTTTCATACGAAGATTGGATTATTGCTCATCGGAAGTAAGAGAGAGACTTTCACTATGGGCCGGGCAAAACTTATTCACGAAGCGATGACGCAAGGGCTCGACGAGCACTATCGCGTGCTGGAAAATGAGAAAATCAAACTTCGGTGCGTGAAAATTGTGGTGTGGATGGATGCAGAAGGGCAGAAGCCGGATCACGTGATTGTGAGCCCAGAGTGCGTGAAGCAGATAATGCAGGGCTAGGAAAATTAAGCATGTCTTACAACTGCGATACATGGAAAACGAAAGAGTTAGTTGACCTGCGTATTCCAGTGGCGAGCCTTTTTAAGCATTCGCGAACGGACTGGTACCCAGAGCGAGAGGATAATGATGACGGTTCGGTATGTTTCCGCATCATGGAAGGTTCTCAGATTACTGGACGGATTGAAGGCGATTGGTTGTTGGTCTCGTCTATTGAGGCTTACGGTGAAGGCAGTGGCACAGCGTTGCATTGGATCATCGAGCCTGCGTTGGCGGACAGCAAAGGCAAACTGGTGGCGTCGAGAGTGTGGGAAGGGGGCGATTCGATAGATTGTCTCATTGTTGAGGACGGCAATGTGCGATCTGAGGCGGTGGAACTGTAGCCGCTGAACACTTTCTTGACAATCAATGGAAGGCGCATGGTCGCCGAGGGGCGACGCGCCGAAACACAGTGAGCGAGAAGCGAAGTCTGAGCGAGCGTCCTGAAGGCATGGACGCCTGACCGAGCGAAATGCATGGTGGGGAGGGGCTTGCCTTGAGCACATACTACTTTATCGTTTGCGACGACCATAAAGAAAGAACCGATGCGGCATCACGCTCTGCTGGAGGATATGGAGCGCTTGTAGACAGTCCTAAAACTCTCACGGCGTTCATCATCGCGCATTGCGGGTGTAAAATACGGATAGTGAGCGAGTATGAGGATGCTGGCTACAGTGAGGATTTCCGCGATTGGACATCCGAAACCGTCTCTGAAGAAATCACACGAGCACAGGAAGATGACCGCTGGCGATAACACTTTCTTGACAGTTGCGGTAAAATACAGTAACGGTTTTATTATATAGCAGTCCTGCTCTGAGAGAGAGGGGCTGGGCAGTACAGGTGGCAACGTATTGAGGGGCCGCCAAGCGGAACAACAAGTTCTGTTTGGCGGCTTTTTTATTGGGCATTATGGATCAACACTGGTCACGAGACATTGAAATCCGCAAGACTGACGACGAACAGCAAGTTGTCTTTGGCTGGCTTTCGGTCGCCGTCGATAAAGATGGTCAGCTCGTGGTTGATCTCCAGGACGATGTCATTACTCCCAGTGATCTTGAAAAAGCCGCCTACAACCATGTGCTCTATGAACGCCATGCCGGAGAGATGCACAAGACCATTGGTATCGGGCGCATCGTCGAGAGCATGGTGTTTACGCAAGAAAAGCAAGACCTCCTGGGGATTCCTCCTGGTGTACTCCCACAATGCGCGTGGTGGGTCGGCTACAAAATAGATGATCCTACTGTGTGGAAGAAAGTAAAAGACGGAACCTATCGTGCCTGGTCGATAGGAGGCACAGGGAAACGAGTGCCGTATGCCGAATAAACTGACTGATTTGACAATTACCGAAGGGTCCTTAGTCGATAAGCCCGCCAACAAACTGGCACGTGTACTGCTGTTCAAGCGTGATCAATCTCCCGATTCTTCTATTAAATCACTTCTCACAAAGTTTCTCGATCTCTTTCGCGAAGCAGGCATGCCAGAAGAAAAAGTCGCCAGCCTGACGAAAGATATGATGGACGGCATGGAGCCCGCGCAAACATTTGATGATGTGCAAGCGGCCAATGCCATGCGCGAAATGATTGGCGAGTTCTGGGACCTCTACATGGCGATGGAAGATTCGGTTCGTTCTATTGCTAACGATTCAACGGTAGATCGTCCTGCACTGATTCAATCCTCGCTCGATCAATTTGTGGCTGCGGTGCAAGCGCTCTTTACTGATGGCAGTGTTGGAAAATCAGGCAAGAAAATCAGTGATGCGCGCATGAAAAAATTGAAAGGGATGCACGAATTGCTCACGCAAATCATGCACGAACAGGACCCGGAAAATCCTTTATATAAGGGTGACACAATCCAAAAAGGAGCAACAGCTATGAGTGAAGGCACAGGGCAACTCTCCATCACCCCAGCCGATGTGATGAAAAACTTGCCAGAAGAGATTCGTGTGAAACTGGCAAAATTCGACGAGCGTGAATTACAATTCGCGGCAATCCAAAAGACTGCCGAGGAAGCAATGGCAGTCGCCAAAGCGGAGCGAGAAGCGCGAGAAACAATTGAGTTCGCGAAACGCGCAGAGACGGAGTGGTCATACCTACCCGGGGATCTGGGGACAAAAGTGTCCGTGTTGAAAGCGGTCGCCCAGCTCCCCAAGGAAGTGGCAGACCATATTGGAATAATGCTGAAAGCAGCAAATGCACAAATTAAGGAATCAAAGCTCTTTGCCGCACATGGCGTAGACGGTGTCCGATTGCCAGCAGATGATGCGGTCTCTGAAGTGACGCAGCGCGCGCAAGGGCTCATTGCGAAAAATACGTCACTGAACCTTACTGATGCGATCTCACAAGTGCTGAAAACAGATACCGAGCTGTATGATCGCTACCGTCACGAAACACAAGTCGGCGTGAAATAACAAGGAGTGAACTATGGCAGGCACACGACGGGTATGGGATGAAACGTTTAAGGCGGCAGCCGATTTGAGTACCAAGCAGTATTTTGCCGTGGAGATGACCGCCGCCGATACGGTCAACGTCACGAACGCGGCGGCGGATCGCGCCTTGGGGATTTTGCAAGATAAACCGAAAACGGGCGAAGGAGGAGCGGTTCGACTGCTTGGTATTTCCGAAGCGGTCACTGATGGGTCTGGAACGGCGATTGCCGTTGGTGACTATGTCGGGCCAAATAACGTAGGAAAAATGGTCAAAAAGGCCACGGCGGATTTCAGCGTGCTCGGTATCGCTTTAGATGCGTCTTCAGCAGACGGAACGATTATTCGAGTCTTGCTTCCTGGAGGCGTCAACTGGTTCCGTTCTTCTGCTGGATAATGTTTCTGCATTGCAATCAAGGAGTGAAGCATGCCAACCTCGACAAATCGTGATGTTCATCAAGATCAATTGCTCACGAACATGAGCATCGGCTATAAAAACTCTCTCTATATCGCCGACGATATTCTGCCGATTGTCCCTGTAGTCAAGCAATCGGACATTGTCCCAAAATATGATCAATCGCACTGGTTTCGGAATATCGCGCGGTTACGCGCTCCTGGGACGCGTAGTATTCGTGGCGGGTTTACCGTGGACAAAACAGATACCTACTTTTGTTCACGGTTTTCCTTTGGCTTCGAGATTCCTGATGAGTTGCGAGATAACACGGATGATCCTTTTAATATGGATCGAGACGGGACACTCTTTGTGACAGATAAGTGCCAAATGTCGCGAGAGGTTGCTTTTGCCACGGATTTTTTCACGACGAGTGTCTGGGGTACAGATCGTGTCGGGGGGACCAATTTTACGCAATGGAGCGACTATTCAGGCTCAACCCCCCTCGTGGATTTGACGACCTACATGGACACGTTGGAGAGTGGCATTGCACAGGAAGCGAATACCCTGGCTATCGGTAAGCAGGTATGGATACAGTTGAAGTGGCATCCTGATTTTATCGATACGATTAAGTATACCCAGCGCGCACAAATGACTGTGGAACTGGCGGCTTCGCTCCTGGAACTGCAACGGATTCTGATTGGACGCTCGATCCAAACGACGAGTGTTGAAGGAACGGCGGAAGCCTCAATCACCTACTCGCGCATCTGGGGCAAACATGCCCTGTTGCTGTATGTGCCCCCTGTGCCCAGTTTGATGACGCCCGCAGCTGGATATACATTTGTGTGGCAGCGTGTACCCAATGCGCTGCAATTCATTAAGCGGATGCGGGATGAGGAGCGTGAGATCGATATTCTCGAGGCGAATACCTATTTCGACCAAAAAGCGACAGCTACGAAAGCCGGGCTGTTTATGCAAAATGCGGTGGCGTAAATGGCAAAAGAGCAATACTGGGCGCGACGCCCATTCGGATATGCTGGAATCGATCTCGATCGAGGGCAACTCTTTGCTCTTGTTGGTGCGCGCAACGATGAAAAACTTGTCCGTCTCGGCTACTGCGAAAAGCTGGAACGGACGCTGAAAGACATCAACGAGTGCGGGACCTGTGGAAGCAAGTTTATCGATGTGGGAACGCGCGATGGACATGTGTTGACACGACATTCTCAGCGTGAAGATATTGAGGCAGTTCCAGCAGGAATAGGTGAAGGGTTAGAAGATAAGACGGGAGATCGGCGCGAGGCGTACCTACAAGAAGTTGCGCCCCTGTATCTCGATAAAACGACCGCCAGTCGCACATAGGAAGCACCATGCAAAATAAAGTGACAGACGGAAAAGCGCTTGTTGGTGATATTGCTTCTGATCGAGGATTTGTCAGTGTTTCCGCGGAATGGACCGCAGCAAGCGTGGATAAGGTCTTTTTTACTGCCTCGCGTCCATATCTGGTGACAGCGATTCTCGGACGGGTTGAAGTGGCAGGAACAGATGCTGGGGCAGTCTCTGCGGTCGTCAAAAAAGCAGCTTCGGGGACGGCCATTGCGAGCGGGACGGCCTTGCATTCAGGATCATTGAATCTGAAAGGCACTGCCGCCTCGAATCAGGCACTCACGCTGTCTACCACGCCTGCGGATATTGCTATTGCAGCGGGTGACACAATTGGCATTGATTTTACCGGCACGCTGACGAACGCGACTGGATCACTGACCGTGCTTCTCGCTCCTCGGTAATGTGATGTATGGCAATTTCTAATCTGCGACAACAGGCGCTCGCTTCGGGAGCAAAAACCCGTGTGCAAAATGTGACCGGCGATCAGACAGTCAAGGCTACCGCTGGCATGCTGAATCGGATTATTCTGTCGAATGTCACTGCCGCGGCGACACTCACATTGAAGGATGGAGCCACGACGCAGACCGTCATCCAAATCGGAGCGCCCCAAACATTGATCCTTGATATCGGCGTTCCTTTTACGACATCAATAGTTGTCACTCCAAGTGCGACTACCATTGATGCCCTCGTTTTATATGATTGACGGCTATGGTCTGGACATACGGTTCTTCTCTGCTGACCAATCAAGATCGTATCCGCTTTCTGATCGGCGACATTGAAGAAGAAGATCAGCTTCTTCAAGACGAAGAAATCGCCGCAACGCTCACATTGCCTTTAACTCCTGCGGTTGCTGTTACTGATCCTCGATTGCTCAAGTCGGCGTATGTCTGCGCGCAAAGTTTGGTGGCAAAGTTTAGCAAGAAAGTCTCGCTCGCTGTCGGTGGTGCCAGTGCGCAAATGGATGCGCGCGCCCGCGCCTATCGCGATCTCGCAAATGATCTGCTTATTCGGCTTGGTGGGAGTGGGGCAATATCACCTACGGTTGCGCCGTATGCGGGCGGACTTTCTGTATCAGAGCGGGATGCGGCACAAACAGACATTGAACTTGTCCAATCTGCTTTTCGCCGAGAATTGTTTAATGCCCCCGGAACCAGTGAGGAGGATGCCTAATGCCCTTTGTCTCGATTGACACATCCGAACTCACGAATATGGGGAAAGCCCTCGCGCACGTGGGGTCTCAGCAGTTGCTGGCCGGAGGACGTCAAGCATTGTTCCCCGTCCTGAATAATACGCAACGAAAGATACGCGAGTTGGTTTCTGGTCCTGTGTTACAAGTTCTATCTGGAGTGCTGCGTGCCGCAATTCAGCGAGAAGGGCCGACTGTTTCTGGCAATCAGATTGAAGGGCGTGTCGGACTACTGCAAGATGGACCTGCCTCGAAATATGGTCATTT